ACTCTTCATACCGGGTTTGTCTGCATTCGTAGGATTGGGTCCGCCGCATGAATATTGGACCCGTCCTAAATAATCCCCTGAATTATTTACCGCGCGAAAAGGCGTAGTAACACGACCATAACCGTTCACATTTCCCGTTGCGTATAATGTATTCCACCCTTTACGTAAAATCTTACGCATTGCGGTTTGTTCACTATCTTTAAAATTAGTAAGGGTTTGGGTCGCGGAAAATCCATTGACGCCTCCCCCCAATTTTGTTCCACCACTATTGTTTGGATTGGCTCCTAATGGTCCTGGCATTTTAATTGATATATATAGTAACCAATTAGATTATTTTATGGCAAATGCTAAATAATATAATATATCGTATTATACTATACTATTTATCATTAAAATTTAAAATGTCCCAAGACAGTTCGACTGATTGGTCTAGTGTCGATTCGTCTCCTATAAATGAAAACAATGAATTTACAAGCGAACAATTAGAACAATTAATTGCTGAACCATCTGTTATTTCATTCAATTCCGAATGTCTTCGCAAAAAATCGAACTTGAGTAAATCCGCGAATGAATATAAATTCGATACTCCCCCATTTGACCCGGAACAATTACTAAATGATATTCCATTACGTTCTCCCAAACTCAATGCACTTTTAAAACAAATCTCCGATTTAGACAAAAAAGACCAAAAAAAACATAACAAATTGTTTAAACATTTTATTTTTTCCGATATCAAATCTGGTGCATATGGTGCGAAATTGTTGGCATCTGCACTTATTGCTAAAGGCATGAAATTAGGATATAGTGCACCAACTAAACAAAATAATTTGGTCGAACCAAATAATAATGATAAAAGTGGAGGCGGAGGTGCTGGTGCCGCCAAAAAAACAAAACCATACGGCAAAATCGAAATGTTGTCCGATGACGAACTCTTGTCCAACCGTTCCGATAATTTTTATTTGTTATCTTCCGTGGGCGTGTATGACCAACCTATTTCGGTCTTCATGAAAAAACAAATTCTACAAAAGATGAATCAACGACCCGAAAACGTTCACGGAGATTTGGCGCGAATTATTATTTTGGACGGCGGATACAAAGAAGGCATCGATTTGTTTGATATCAAATATATCCATATTTTCGAACCACAAACGACCATGGCGGACCAAAAACAGGTCATTGGCCGCGGTACCCGCACCTGCGGGCAAAAAGGCCTAGATTTTCATCCGACAAAAGGATGGCCGCTTCATGTGTTCATTTATGATGTGGAAATTCCTGAAGTGGTACGTTCATCCATGTTGGGGTCGAGTAGTGCATTCGACCTATATTTGAAATCGATGAATCTGGATATTCGCCTGTTTCATTTTTCACATGATTTGGAACGCCTTACTGTGCTTGGGTCAGTCGATTATGAATTAAACAAAGGTATTCATAGTTTTGCCATATCAGGTGATTCGATAGATTCATCAGATTTATCTGAATCAGATGACGAACAAGTATTCGGTGGCGCCACCAAAACAAAACGTAAAATGATTATTCGCGACGACAAAAATGTCATATCGTTACCCGAACAAGCAAATCTATTATCATTTTCACCAAATAACCCTCCGAATTCGCCCATTTTTCCGAATAACCCTCCGAATTCACCGGTTCTCGACCTAATTATGGAACCGGTAATACAAAAACGCCCCACACATGAAGAAATGAAACAAATGATTCAATCGACCATGAACGATTTCAAATGGACAAACGTTCAAATGGAGAACTTGTGTAGGGAACCGGCCGATAATAAAAGTGGTGGTGGCGGTGCAGGTTCTGGTGCCGGTGCTGGTGCTGGTACAAGCGAACTCATAAAATACACACCCACCCAAGATTTCATCCGACATTATTTTACCCCCGCGAATCCAGTCAAAGGGATGTTACTATGGCAAAGTGTCGGCACCGGGAAAACGTGTTCCGCCATTGCAGCCGCCACGAGTTCATTCGAACCACAAGGGTATACGATTTTATGGGTAACGCGCACTACCTTAAAAAACGATATTTGGAAAAATATGTTCGAACAAATTTGTAGCGAAACAATCCGGTATCAAATATCCCAGGGCGCGACAATTCCCCCCGAACAAGCCAAACGTATGCGTATGTTATCGAAATCATGGAAAATCCGCCCCATATCCTATAAACAATTCAGTAATTTGGTGTCTAAACAAAATAATTATTATAAAACATTGGTGAAAATCAATGGCTCAGCGGATCCATTGCGTAAAACCCTGCTAATTATTGACGAAGCCCATAAATTATACGGCGGCGAAGATTTGTCGTCCTTGGAACGCCCCGACATGAAGGCCCTACATCAATCGTTGATGAACTCTTACGCGATTTCTGGCGCCGATTCGGTCCGATTATTACTGATGACCGCCACGCCCATTACACAAAATCCGATGGAACTTGTCAAACTCATCAATTTATGTAAACCGGTCGAGGAACAAATACCTACTGCGTTTAGTGAATTCGCTGAACAATATTTGAATGATGAAGGCAAGTTCACTGGTCTAGGGGAAACCCGGTATTTGGACGATATTGCCGGTTATGTCAGTTATTTGAACCGCGAAAAAGACGCGCGCCAATTTGCCCAACCCATTGTGTCATTTATCCGGCCATCAATGATTGGTGATGTTGCCGACTTATCGAAGTTCGACAAACGATATGTGCGCGACTATTTGGACGGCGATGTGGTGAAACTAAAAGACCGTGTTCAAGAAAGTTTGAAGGGCCTAGAGGGTGATTTGGACGATTTGGATACCAGTAAATTTGGATTTTTACAAAAGAAATGTGATACATTTGAGAACCCGACCGAAAACAAAGCATGTTTAAAAGTTGTCCGTCAACATATCCGCGACCTATTGGACGAAGCGAAGGTCGAATCAAAACGGATTCGTGATGATATTAAAACGATTCGCGAAGAAATCAAAAACAAGAATTTGTTTAAACGAGAACGTATGGCCGAAATATCCGAACGGATGACCAGTTCGCCCGAAGATTATGAACGATTCAAAGAGACCATGTATTATAATTTTAAAAATAAATGTGGGAAAACCGTTAAAACCAACATGTCATTGAAAGAAGCGTCGGAACATCACCCGGCCATGACCATATACAATGAAGAAATCCAAGCGTTTGATGAACATATTTCCGAACTACGCGAGAACCTGAAAAACGATTTGATTCGACACCAAACACGTATGAAAATGTTTAAAGAATTGATGAGAACCGATTTGAACGAGTTGGAACGAAGTGTTGTCCGAATGACCATCCAATCGGAACGAAAAACTCATCGGAAACGGTCGGCGATTCATAAACGCGAAACGGATAAAGAATTGGTCGAATTGAACAAATCACGTCGAAAAACGGAGCGAAAAAAGGCGAATGTGGTGATTCGTATCCGGAATACGATGAAGGTGACGTTAACGAAATTAAAACGGGAAGCACTCGCTGAACGGCGTGCCGAAAAAGAATTACGTAAAACATTGCGAAAACAGGGCGAATTTAAAGACGAAATAAAACACGATTTGGTGAAGAATTTGGTGGACCAACATTCAAGCGCCATTGATTCTGATTTGACCGATTTGCGTGTTGAAATGGAAGAGAATGCCGCTATAAAAGAGGCAGGTTTGGTGAAGAAAGAAGCGGACAAGGCGAAAAAAGAATCGGATAAATTCGAGAAGAAACAAGATAAGGCACGAGAAAAGGTATTGGAAAAGGAACAAAAACAAAAAGACAAGGCGACACGTAAATTACAAAAAGCACAAACTCCTTCGATATGCGTTGCACATCTCCGGAGTTCAGTCGCTCTCCTCCGCTGACGCTCCGGTTCGCTCCAAATTCGATACGATAATAAGGCACAAAAACTGGCCGAAAAAGCGGCGAGAAAAACAAAAAACACCAAAAACAATAAATAATATAATATAAAGCCTTTTTGCTATCATATAATATTGAGAATGATAGCAAAATTTATAAAAAATGGTATGTATATACACTTAATACACGCGTGGTTAACATATAATTATGGGATTTGTTTGGCGTCTTGTGTTGCAATAAAATTATACTCGATCAACTATTTTTATTGGTATGGACATCTATTCCATTATTTACAAAATCCCCGGTATAATTGGACCAAACAATTTATTCGATTTACGGATACGGGACATCTGGCGTCTTTTATGATTCTATTTTATCCCAATTTGATTCCATTGGCGCATAATATACATTTTGCGATAGCGACTGGATATTGGTTGGGTAAATATGTCTTTCAATTGAAAGACGCCGACCAATTGATGAATGTACCCGATTTGGACTATGGTCATATGGACATATGTACCTATATTCATCATACGGTTCCATACTCAATTGTCATTTATTCGATATACAAGCAACATGGTCCTTCATGCGAAATACAATACGACCATTCAAATCTAATGTATACGTATGCCTGGATGTATGCCTGGACCTTTTTTATTTATGTACCGTGGAGATATTATACGGGCGATACGGTATATTCGATTTTAGACCAAAAAATAACACCTGGCCCAATGATTTTTGGTTTTATCTGGTTCATACATATAATGTTATATGTATCAAACTTTGTGGGGTACGCTTCGTGTAAAATGCTCCACTAAAATATTCATATATACTATTATATTATACCTATATTCGCTATAATAATACATATAATTCCAACTATTTTGGTGGGCGACAAATCTTCCCCATTAAACATAAATCCATATATCGACGCCATGACGATTCCGAAATAGGAGAGAGGGGCATAGACGGATGCGCTAAGTCGCGACATGGAGAAAAATCGTAATAAATATCCAAATAGTCCAATGAAAATATTGATAAACAGTGATATCGATAAATTACCGATTGGTTCGATTTTTATAATGTCTTTGAAATAAACTGCACTGTATGTTATCGCTCCCAGCAAATACGATATAAACACGTGATTCCAACTATTATCGGTTTTAATATATCGCACCAAAAAATAAATTATCGCTTCGGTCAGAGCGGCCAAAAATATCATGACGTATCCCAACATATTCGATGTTTGGGTTATTTGACCGGTCAATCCCTTATCTGACGCTGCTGTTTCTTGGGTTTTGTCCGTTGTTTTGGTATTCTCGTGATTCGCTAATAATAATACACCAATGACGGCAAATATCATCATGTATTTTATGGGTTCTCCCGACATGAGTAAAATCATGAGCGGATAGGTATAAAACAGCGCATATGCCACGCCGCCTTCCAATAATTGGAAACCTTTATATGAGGTGTATACGTGTATAATCGTAATCAATGATAATAATAATCCGGGCCCAGTAACAAACGATTTATATACAAATGCCCAATCGATAAACGCGGACGAAACCAATAAATACGTTATGAATCGGCTCCATGATTGTAAGCCAAGTGGCAAATGTATGTTTTTTACAAATGTGGGGTAAAGACTCAGGAGCGATTCGGCTAAAAGTTTACTTAAAATTGCAATGGAATTCATACTTGGACCGATTTATCAGATTGATTAGATTGTTTATGGTTTACTATTATAGACCGAGATTTTTGTCAATGACTGCTTCTTTTGCCAAATTTTTGATACCCATTAATTCCAATATTTGTTTGTTTTGCTCAATCATCATCTCCTTGAATTCCTTGTTTTGTTTGATTAATTCCATGATTAATGAATTGTCTGACGGGTTCGTTGTTACAAATGTATTTTCAATCGTTTGATGATTATTTTTAAAAGTTTCTAAATATTGAACGCATTTTTTTGTATGACGCCATAAACCAGTTCGGTCCTTATATTTTTTTCCGCAACAACATTCAAGGACGTTTGTATTCAATCGCATATATTGGTTGTCATTCGTTGCCATTATATGTTTCCGGGTAAATATATGTTGTTTCCATGAAGACATTTTATTACATTTATAATCACATATTTCACAATATTTTTCAGTTGCAGAAATAATGACATTTGTGTTGTTACAAATAATAGGTTTTTCGTATTTTATAGGCAAAGGTTTTGGCGGCGGAAGAGGTTCAATGCTATTCAAATTTGCGTTCAATAATACAAAATATTCCTGTTCTTTTATTCTGGCTTCGTAGTGATTACTACAATTAAAAAAGTTTATTATCTCCATTTTCCAATTGCTCCATCCACCGTTATTCCGAATGGTTTCGTATAGTTTACATTTATAATTGACGGTTTTGGTATTTATACAACTTTGTTTATGTGCGTGTTTTCGTTGAACGAAATTGGTAGTATGACCCACATACGTGTCCTGAATGGTTGTGTCATTACAAGTAATTTTGTAAATAATGGTATTCGAATAATCGATAACTGTTTTCGGCATTTTAAAACAATCTTATTATTATATAATATATTTATAAGATGGTTCTAAATCATTTTAAAAAAATATATAAATTATTCTGAATATTTGCCGTAATATTATTCAAAAAACTGATTTTTGTATTTTGGTTCGTGCCGAAGCCGTTGCAACGCTACTATACAACTGATTCGTGATTCTTATCAATCATAACTTCTTTTGCCAAATTTTTGAGTACTTTTTCTTTGTTTGAATCGTTCGCCAACATACCTTTCATAATATCGATTTGTTCTTCGTATTTATCGGTTCCGCTAATTTTACTATCGGGGTTTTCTTCGATCCAAACCGGTAATTGTTTCATATTTTTGACGGAAACATCCTTAATAGCGCCCATCATTTGTGTGTTTGTATCATTGTCTTTTGCCCATATGGTCTCCCCCTTTACATATATTGTTTCTCGTTTCAAATCTGTACAATGGAATGGACGCATATGTACTTCCAATTGTTTTAAACCTGTCATAAAAATATGTGTAATTCCATTAACAAAACCGTGTTTTCCAACATATTCGGCAGTTTGCGTATTGATTTGTAACGAATTGACGAAATCTTCAAGTGAAATCGCATCTTTACATTTTTCGTTCAAAAACATATTGATGTTAAAATTGTTTTGATTATTTTTAATATTGTTGTTGGTTGTGTGATTGTTCGTTTTTCCAGCCAATTCCATCATTGTTTTATTTTGTTCGATCATCATCTCTTTAAATTCTTGGTTCTGTTTGATTAATTCCATGATTAATGAATTGTCTGACAGATGAACTGGTTCGACAATTGTATTTACATAATCATTTGCTAATATTATGGGGCGTAGGGAGTGCGACGTATTTATAGAGTTAGTATCTATTTCTTCCGATTTTGTTTGAATAAATTCATTTTGTATATTTATAACATCGTTACAACTTCGTTTATGTTTGCTAAGTCCGGGTTGATATTTGTATTTTTTTCCACATTTACATTCATATGTGGGCGGAACTTTTTTTGCTAAATTAGTTATCCGTATATGTTTAGCAGTCAATAAATGTCTAGTATATTGACTATTTCGACACGTAGTATAGTCACATGATTCGCATTTGAAACACGCGGAACTTTTTGGAACTAAATTTGATATCATTATCGAACGTTATACCGTATGATTGGATATTATAAATAGTTCCTAAACCCTTTTCCACAAAATATATATAAAAAAGTATGCAGCCATGTTTTCTGAAAAAAAACACAATTTGCTGCAATATGCTTTAAATCAGATTTTCGACTTTTGCCATTTTCAAAGATATTCTCAGGTCGGACAAATTGGACATTTATAAATGTCCAAAAAAAAAAGTGGAGGGTAAATCTTTTCAAAAAGTCGGATGGAACTTTTGCAGGAATTTATATTTTATTTATTGTGATATAAAAAAATAAATATATATAAAATAAGATGAACACACCGGCACTGGATGATTTGGAACAAGCGTACGAACAAGATTTCAATGAGGAATCGGGCTCAGAATTTGAGAATTCATTTATTTTAGAAGATGAGAATGATTCTGGTATGTTACCCGAGTCACTTGAACGTTCCAAACTCCTTCGACTACCGTCTACTGAGTTAAGTCGCTCACCTAGCGACGCAATGACTGCGTCTCCGGCTCGTTCCGAGCCAATCGCCATTGTTCCATATGCTACCAAACTTGCATCTAATGGCAAATTGTCTGGCTCATTCGAACAACCCAAACCATCCAGTGACATTGACAAATTAACATTGGAATTATTAATCAATAAAACACAATACAATAAATATTTATCGAAAACGGACCCCCATAAATACAAGGAACACCAAGATCATTTGACAAAAATTCGCAAATACAAGGGGCGAATCATGGCGATGACATCGGACTTATTAGATGACCCAAATTGTCAAATAAACGGCGAAATCAATGAACAAATGGACATTTTTGTGCGATGTTGTATTCGATATTTAGAAATACAAGATAGATGGAACGGTGAAAAATCATTTTATAAGTCAAATGTGGACGAAGATATTTTGTTTCCGAATAATGATATGGATGAAACATATGTGGATCGTGAGTTGACCCCGAAACAGAAACCAAACGCAAACCAAGAATTATTTGGAGAAACTTCGCCTTACTGCGCAGCGGCTACGTCGCGTTCCACACACAGTTCATTTTGGGGAAAAACGATAACAAAACAACAACAAACCATACACGATTCGTCATTGTTTTCAGGTAAACGACGCCCGGAACATAAAAATTAGGGTTTTGGTTAAAAATCATGTCTATCAAAAAATATACGTATATTTTAACTACACATCTAATACAAATGAAACAATTGGATATTTTTGACACCATTTCAAAATTAAACGAACCGGTAAATTATAACCTCCAAAATACAAAAAGAAAACACTCACAAAAAAGGCGTACAAAACAAAATAAAAATCGTCGTAAAACACGCCATTATAAAAAATATTCGGGTAGAAAGGTCGATTTAACTGAGCCTACCATAGGTCCGGTAAAATGTAGTCCGGCAGTAAAAGGTAAAAATGCCCTTCCTTTCACTTGTTATAATGCAGATGTTCTCGAAAAAATCAAAAAATCATATAATGATAGTCATGGCATTGCAGAACAAATTGAAACGACGAAACCGAATGAAATTTGGAAACAATTGAGACAACGTTTAGTCCATTGTAAAAAAGAGGACTGTTGGTTACGTGAAATAAAAGACGAAACGCTGAGCACTCAACTCAAAGAATACATTTTTGCTCCGACAAAACCGCCGGTTTGGAAAACCAATCCGAACGAATGGTTGACGAATCACGATATTATCAAGGTTCTCGGACAATACGAAAAGACGTACAAGAATTTTGCCTTTATCAATCCAACGCCCATCGATTTCGACGAACGTCTCAAAGATGAAGGCAATCAATGCGTAACACAAGAATTGTGTGAATTTTCTTTGAAAAAACACATCGATTCGGGGAAAACAAAAATTGGTATGGTATTTAATTTAGACGAACACGACGAAGATGGTTCTCATTGGATGTCAATGTTTATTGACGTCGACGAAAAGGTGATTTTTTATTTCGACAGTGCAGGGAATGATATTCCCGATGAAATTAACGTACTGAAAGACCGAATTATCGAACAGGGTAAAAAATTAGATAAGCCAGTCGAATTCGAGTTTCATAAAAATTATCCGGTTGCACATCAACAAGGAAGTACTGAATGCGGGATGTATTCGCTTTTTTTTCTGATTACTATGTTGACGAGTGAAACCGAATACGACAAACATTTGACAATGGACGAAAAACTACATTTGTTTAAGAAACAACGAATACCGGACAAATATGTGGAACAATATAGACATGTGTATTTTAATTAGCATTGTCGAAGGAGTTGACGTCACGTAGCTGTGTAGTGGACGCAACGAAGACGAAGACGGAACGCCAGTGAAGTATTCTGAAAATAAAATAAAAAGTACGGTTTATTAAATATATTATTTTGTGAATATAATATAATATATATTACCATACGAAACATATCGATGTCTAAAAAAAAACACCCTTCAAAACAAAAAACAACGAAAAAAAAACATGTCCGTCCGGTCAACGTTTTAATTAAGGGTTTGGACCAGATGATTGGCGGCGTCCCACAGCTAACCGGCATAGACCAAATAAAAGTACAATTGGCAGACAAGGTTTATAATATTATTGATATTTTTGAAACGGAACAACGCGAGTACCCCTCATCGACATATTATTTATACAAAAATGATAGAGTTGATAACTTTGTGAATGACCAAGGCAAACGGTTTGTGCCCACAAACATAGACATGGTAACTAAATTATTTAATCAATTGTTGACTTATATATCGACGACAGACCTTGATGATATGCAATCCAAAACTGTAAAAGGATATCTGTATGGGAAATCTGATAATACAAAAATTAATTTCAAAAATGTATTAAAAACTCTTATTCGAATCATTTTTTTATGGTTGAGCAAAATGGATACCACTCGATATGCATATTACGCTGATTTAATTAAAGTTGCTATTTTAGCTGAAAATCAAGATTTGGTTCGATATATGTTATCTTGCCCCGAAGTTAAGGTGCCCGATATAGTGGATTGTACAACGAGTTTTGTATTTAATAATAAACTTACGATGCTTGAATTTGCAATATTAAAACCGGCGATGGTGCAATTATCGAGTTTACCAAATACGCCTAGTGTAGTTGGTGGTCAAACTCCTTCGACTACGTCTACGGAGTTCAGTCGCTCACCTGCGACTAACGGCTCCGGCTCGCTCCAAAATGGAGGTGATGATTTGGACGACAAAATTGTAGAAATTCAAAAACAAATAACCCTATTAGAAAACGAAAATAAAGTAAACAAAATTAGCGATGAAAAACAAAAAACTCTTGACGAACTTACCGCCAAATTAACAACTATGAATGATGAAAAATCGGCCAAACAAAAAAAAGTGAACACGGAAAAAGTAGTTTCAACAATTGAATCGGCAGTCGCTTCAGATAATCGCGAAATTTTTAAAAAAAGGGATGATGTATTAAAAAACATTAATGCGCTTGATGTATCGTCGAAAGATGAACCATATGTGTTTGATGATGATGAAAACACACTTTTAAAAACAGTGATACTAATAAGAAAAATAATATTTGATACAGAGGCGTCCGGTGGAATACCCGATTTTGGTAGCGGCGCCGGCCAGGATACAAATTATTGGAAAACACATACACCGGTTTTAAATCAATGGTTTATTGATAATATAACAAACCCTGATTTTAAATCAACATTATTAAAAAAATACATTGAAGATAAAAAACAAGAATGGGACAAAAATATGTTTGTTGTAACGGACCCAATAATACAACAAATAAATGATTTTTTTAGTGATAATAATAATATAACAGAAATCAACAAAATAAAAACGAATTATGATACAGATAAAGCTAAATATGATACAGATAAAGCAAATAACACATATCCTTTACCGGTTTCGCCAGTCGTCCGATTTAATACGGATTTAAATGAAATTTTTGTTGTACAGATGAAGACGCTTTTAACAAATTCAAAAAATATAGACCAAATTGAAAAATTAATCAATGAACCCAATTTTAAAAAAATGATGGATGCAGTTGCTCCGACGGTAGAACAAATAAAAATAGACGACAAAAAATCCGGAGAAAATATTTTAAAAATAGATGATGTAAAAAATACTGATATAAAGGCACAAATAGAAATAGATATTACGAATTGTCTTACTACTAAAAATGGTTCATCTATCTTGAATATTATTGCCCTTGTACTCGGCGTTTATGGTAAAACCACATACATGGGCGATTTTCAAAATTGTGCATATATTTATGGTGAAAATTCATTTATGCCGTCATTGCCGACATTTCGTCAAATCGATTGGGACGCCTATGCAAAAACAGAACGCGAATTTAGAATAGAACCAACGATATCTAGGCCAACTATCGAACAAATACCGAACATAAATTTTAAAGACGGTATTGTCAAAACGGAATATACAAACATAATTGATACTACATTTATTAATTCGCTCAAGTATGTTGACCAGTCGAATATAACAAACACATCAGCCACTGCATACCCTTACATTCCCCCAATATATGAATTACTTCGGTCAATATGGTTATTTTGTGCAGATGGTGACGATTTTTGTGATAGTGGTAAATCAACATTTTATGAACAATGGAAAGGAAGTAAATCATATTATCATCCATTTTCTTCTTTAAAAAATTGGTATAAGGGAACAAGCGGCGGCGGAAATAGCGGAGATTTGGAGGCAAACGTAGGGCGCTACAACGTGGCGCAGCATAGCCGAAGTTTGCCGACTGAACTCCGTAACGTAAGTGAAGGAGTTGGCGTAATCACGGACACCGATTCAGTAGAGAATAATTCTGAAATGATTCGAGGCGGGGGTAAAAATGCACCAACTTATAAAGGTAAAAATATACTCCATTTGACGGCTCTGTATAATAATTTTGATTTATTTAACTTATTTCAACAGTTTAAAAAATTTTCGGTGTTAGTACAAGATAAAAATGACAGTGGTAATGAACATTATCAACCATATTATGCCGTTTTAAATAAAACATATACATCCGAATATGGGTCGGTAGATATCAGCGTTCGAAACAGCCGAAAAACCACATATACGTTTAACACCATGTCTATGATTTTACAAAATACGGATTATAATCCAGAGCCGGTCGCGAAAACGGAACCCCAGACCGGTGGGAATTCGGTCGATAATTCTGAGGATTATGGTGACGATAAGGAATCAAACGAAAACATAAACGGTGGTGGATTAAACGGTAACCCCATATTATCTGCATACATAATAAGAGATGGGCTTACATCAGATAAAAATAATAGTATTGTGGTGTTGGACAAAGATGGCGAATTTTATAATGCAAGTATATCAAAAGTTCCGGCGAATAGTGTTAGTATTGGCGCTAAATTTGTCAAATTGAATCCGAATGACATTGGTCTTGGTAAAGCAGTAGAAGGACAAGGACAAGGAACGGGTCAAGCAACTGGACAAGGAACTGGACAAGTAACTGGACAAGTAACTGGACAAGTAACTGGACAAGTAACTGGACAAGTAACTGGACAAGCACAAGCACAAGGAACTGGACAAGCACAAGCAAAAGGAACTGCACAAGGACAATGTTCTTCAAATGATGAAATTCTCAAATTAATAAAGGATTTAAGTAGTCGAATTGATTCGGGAAAAACGACAATTGCCCAACAAAGCATGTTCACCGTGCCGAAAAGTGGCGGTGAAATAATGAATTCATTTTATTCATTTGTAGATGTAATCAAACAAAAATTAGCGGACATGAGTATACCCAGTCCTCGTAACAATGAAATAAAAATCCAGTTATATAAATCGTTACTTGATACGAAACTTCCTTATTTGGAAAATTTATTTATCAAACATACCAAAAATAGTGGGTCGGTAATCGGAGAAATTATGGATTCGATTAGTAGTATTGATAATATGATTGCCTTAATCAAAAACAATGGTGCAATTGATGAAGATAGTAGTTATAAAAAATCCATAAAAATTCAGAGACAACCGAGTTATACGCGTCGAAAAAATTCGACTACAACAGTTGGTGGTGCACGAAAAATAATGTATAAAAATAAAAATAAAAAAAACAATAAAAATCAAATTAAAAATAAAACGCGTCGTCGTAGATGGTAGATTTATCATAAAATTTTGCCACCATTATACCTCTTTTTCAAACCCATTTTCGAACCCATCATAACAAAATCCACAACTACAATAATTATACATATCGGGTATATGAAAACATATATACACGGTGTATCCAACAATACTTCCACAAATAAAACCTAAATGCCAGTCAAGATTTTCTATAAATGTTAACATTTTAAAATATACTATAAAGCATACAGTATATTTTTACAAACACAAAAAAAATGACTCTGCATGTTCAATAAGACATAATTGCGACAATATTATTACGTAAAATATAAAACGAATAGTATTTTTATATTTGTAAAAATCAATATAAACCATACATAATACTATAATAATAAATGTCCGAAATATTACTACAAGAAAAAGCATCGGAAACCGTGGTCAAATCAGTCGCCCTATTATACATTCATCCTGAAAATCAAGAATTATTATGGAAAATTATAAATAAATCACCCCTTCTCGAACAAATGGGACAAGGTTCTCTTCACGAAAAACAAAAATGGTTTAAAAGTATTATCCAATTGTTTTATGACAAGACGGGGCCAGAAACGTTTGGTCGCGCTACGGTTTCTGAACAAACTCATTCGACTACGTCTACTGAGTTTCCTCGATTTCCTACGACTGTCGTCTCCGGAAATCTCCAATGTAATTCTGGAGACGTTAGTCCAAATAATTCAACATTTTATCAATTAAAACAATTAAATCAAGACACCATTATATATATGATAGAGAACATGCAAAAACAATTAGGTCGAATTCCTTCGACTATCGTGTCAGGAAATCTCCAAAATCTGACAAAAAGTATATCCGCTCCATCTTTTCATGACCAAACTCCTTCGACAATGCTACGCATGTCTACGGAGTTTCCTCGATTTCCTACGACTATCGTCTCCGGAAATCTCCAATATTCGCTTAGACCCCCCCCTAAAACAAATATAAATGATGTGGCTGACCGCCAGAAAGAATATGAATCAATGTTGGCCAAACCGCTACCGCCCGAAATGAATTTTAGTGAAAAATTTACCGATGAGGCGATTTCAAATATGGATGAATTAATAGCGCAACATAAAAAACAACGCGAGGATGAATTAAAACAGTATGCACCAATAAATACAGAAAACACAGTACAAACATCTGTAGCAAATGTTTCTGAAAAATGAATAAAGCGTATAAAGCGTATAAACACAAAAACTAATATAATAAAATATTATATATAATATCCATCATTCAATCAATCAATCGTCGAATAATGGATTTATTAAAAAATACCCTATATATTAATTTAGACCATCGTCCAGACCGGTTGGAACATGTTATCAAGGAATTAGCATCAATTGGAATTACAGGAGAACGCATGAAAGCAACCAAAATGGAAAATGGTGCAGTCGGATGTACGCTAAGTCACATAAAATGTATAGAACTTGCAAAAACTCGTGGACTTGAACATGTGTTTATTTGCGAAGATGATATCCAATTTACAAATCCCACATTATTGGTCGATAACTTGACCAAATTCTATCAAAATACAAACATTCAATGGGATGTGCTCATCATTGGCGGAAACAATTGTCCACCGTATACACAAATCGCGGATTATTGTATCAAAGTGGAACGATGTCAAACCACCACCGGATATATTGTAAAAAAACATTATTATGATACATTAATTAACAATTTCAAAGAGAGTGTGAGAAATTTATTGAGAGACCCTACTAATAAATTTACAT